CCTGTCCGATGGTGCTCGGGAGCTTGGCGAACTCGGCGTTGACGTCCGCGGAGACCTTGAGCAGCGTGTCCGCGATCACCTGCGAGGTGATGCGGCCCTCGGAAGCCGCCTCCTTGATCTGTCCGATGGAGATGCCGAGTTCCTTGGTCAGCTCCTGGGCCAGCAGCGGCATGTTCTCGAGGACTGAGCGTAGCTCGTCGCCCTGCAGCGTTCCCGAGGCCAGCGCCTGGCCGAGCTGCCGGGCTGAGTTCTCCAGCTCGGAAGTGGTCGCTCCACCGAGTCGCCCCAGCTGCACGACCGTCTGGGTCAACCTGACCGTCTCCTGAGTGGTCAGCCCGATCTCGCGGCCAGCAATCGCGAAACGCCCGAAGGAGTCCGCGGTCGCCCGGACCGAGATGCCCAGATCGTCCGCGAGCTGTCTGACTTGCCTGAAGGCGTCAGCGTCCTTGGCGAGACCGTTGACGCGGACCTGCATCAGCTGGATCTCGTTGGCGGACTCAGCGATGCGCTTGGTGAACTGGATCAGCTCATTGACGGCCAGAGCTGCGATCAGCGCGCCGATGGCTCGGGTCGCGGTCTGGACGTTCGCCACCATGTTGTTGATGCCGGACTCGAAGCTGTCGACGTCCCGGGCCGCGTTGCGACCCGATCGGCCGAGGCGGTCCAGGTCGTCGGCAGCGCGCTTTACCTGGGAGGAATCGACCCGGAGGCCGAGATCGACAAGATCGGTCAAGGACGCCTCCCTTTCCGGCCATGTCCGGCTTTCGCGCGGTTGGCCTGACCCTCACGCTCGGCTCTGAGCTGCTCGTAGTGTTGTTTGACGAACGAGGCGTCGATGGCCTTCAGCACGGCGACTTCCCAGGGGGAGGGCGCCTGTCGAAAGAGACTCGCCCACGCCATGATCTCGGCGTAGGCGAGGGGTTGGACGCCACCCTGGCTGTCGGACTGGCGCGTGGCGTGAAGCTCAAGGAACCAGTGCCAGAGGTGGACGATCGCGCCGCTGATGGGTGGTCCGTCGAGAGCGTCGGGTCGCTTGCCGGTCTGCTCGGCGACGCGCTCCAGGTGCTCCCGGTCGGTCGTACCGTCCGGATTGCGGCGGTTGAGCCGGAACTGGTGCTCCGCGAAGGCTAGGACGTCTTCGCGGAGCCCGTGATAAAATTTGCCTCATTGTTGATGAAGCGGTTGGCCTGATCCCGGAACCAGACGAGAGCCACGAGCTTGGCCTTGTTCTCCGGGGTGCACTGGAACGGTTTGCCTTCCATGTTGACCGGAGTCCAAGAGAGGATCCGCGCCACCAGCAGTTCGCGCGAGCGCTCCTCCAGAACCTCCGGGTCCTCGTCGACGCCGTTGCGCTGGAGCTTCTGAGCGCGCTTGATGGCGCGGTGCCGGTGATCGCGCACCGCCGGGTGCTCCGAGCTGGCGAAGGTGACGGTCCAGGGCTTCCCGTCGGGCCCGGTGATGGGATCTCCGGTCTTCGGGTTTTCGACCACCATCTCGGCGGTATCGGTTTCATTCGTCAGATCAGCAAGATCGAACGCCATTGGGGGACACTCCTTTTGGGACAAAGTGGACGGGGAGGCGTCCCGAACCTCCCCGCCCGGACTCGCGAGTCGAAACGCGCCGCCGGGACTACGGCATCGCTTAGGTCAGGGTGGAGTCCTGGACCATTAGGGAGGTCGGCTGGTAGGCGCTGCCGGTGTTGTTCTGCAGCAGTCCCACGAAGTCGAAGGACTGGATGATCCCTTGCTCGCCATCGCCCATCGAGTTCGAAGTCAGGCGCACACGGGGGATGTAAATCGAGAAGAAGTTCTCCGGGGTGGCGCCGCTCGCCGTCTCGAAGATCAGGTGCAGCTCGACGTCCGTCTCATTGATGAAGGACGCAGCGAGCCCGCTATCCTGAAGGTAGGCTGTCAGCGAGCCGCTGATGCGCGAGCGACCGAAGAAGATCTCCGGAACGGTGTTCTGGCCGACCACCGGATCGGCCGACAGCCCGAGATCCAGGGTGAAGTTGATGGAGGTGATCAGCGCCAGGTCGGTGGTCGTGGTGCCGTCGTTCCAACGGATCGCGCCGGTGACCGAGGCCAGCGCGCCGCCGGTGCCGGCCGCGGCCGGCGAGCTGAAGTAGGGCGCGGAGCCGGCGGTGTACTGCGTCATGTCCACGCCGGTGATGCCGAACGAGGTCGTCACCAGGCCGGAGGCCGGTGCATCCACTGCCCAGGAGCCGATGCGGCACCCGGTGAACAGCTCGGTGTAGTCGATGTCCGAGAAGTGGTGCTCGATCGTGAACTGCTTCGAGGTATGCGCCGTCGTCGGGATGTAGCTGACGTGTCCGACCACCGTCAGCGTCGCGTCTGCGTCAGAGGCAAAGTCGCCGCCGCTCGTGCCCTGGACCGTGATCGCCGTCGTGGTCACGTTGACGACACGATAGTTGAAGTTCTCACAGGTTGTGCCGGTGCTGCCCGTGCGAATGACGTGGCCGACCTTGAAGCCGAGCGCCAGGAAATCCGTGCCAGCACCGCCGGCCCGAGTGAATGTCCGCTCATCACCGGAGCTGGCCGAGGTCAGCTCGTCGGCCGCCTGAGCCGTGAAAGAGACGGCGGGTGCCGCGAAGTTCCGGCGCAGCGCGGCTCCGATCAGAGCCTCATACGATCCAGTGCTCAGCTCGCCCTGGAGGGTTCCCGCGACGCGTTTGGTCCCGAGCCTGAAATCGGACACCTGGCGGTCGGAGCGGATCTCGTTGGACTCGAAGCTGTCGCGGGTCAGCGAGAGATCCGAGGAGACGCGGCGCAGATACTCAGCGTCGGCGGCGCCTGTCAAAGCGGCGGTGGCAAGATCCACCGTCTGTTCGGCCAGCACAACCTGCTTGGAAACGCCAGAGGCGAGTGCCATGGGGATTCTCCTATGTTTGGGGTGCTAGAAGCGCTTCAGAGGTTTGCGTGGCAGAACCAGGGGACCCACACGGTCTTACCGAACCACTTCTTGTCGGGAGCCATCGAGCCGATAAACGGCTGAAGGGTGGTCAAGCTGGTGGCCCCCGATGTGAGGACAGTGCCTCGCGGGAAGTGATCCATCAGCGTATCGATGCGGGCGTCCAAGGTCGGCGCGCCCGTGTTTGCCTTCACGAATGCCTGGACGATCAGGTGGCCTCTCCAGATCTCTCCGCTGCCGGCACCGCCTCCGATGCCGGCGGGTCGCACGTCGGCGTAGTCGACGGAGGCGCGCTGCCACTCGGCGCTGTCGCGCGGATCGAACTCGGCATTCTCCCAGGCGGTTTCCCAGCCCGGCGTCAGGCTGTTGAGGCGGGTCAGCAACGCCACCCGGATGTCCGCGGCCGTTGTCATCGCTTCACGTCGTCAACGGCGCGCTCGACCACGTTCGGGAAGTCCGTCACGCTGGCGATCACCATGCCCGCCGGTGCCTGCCGGGAGCTGCCTTGCTCCAGCTCGACGATGTAGGGGAGGTGGTTGACGAGGACCCCCGTATCGCCGGCCTTCATGCTCAGCGTCACTCTTTGAACTTCGGCGCGCGCAGTGGAGCGCCCGGTGCCGTTCCCGTTGACCCCGCCCTTCGGATCCTCGCGATCCACCAGGCCCTGCGGCATCCGGTTGATTCCGGCCTGCCAGTTCCCGCGAGCGCGTCCGGTGTCGACCGGTGTGCGCATGATGACGCGACTGAACAGGTCGAAGTTGATCTTCTTGACCACGTCGTCCATCTCGCCCTGGTAGCGGTTGATGACGTTGGTCAGGTCCAGTTCGAAACGACTTGCCATCGGATCACCTCCGACAATGCAGCGAATACAGAACGGCGGTGCCGGCGGGCTTGATCGCCAGGGCCACTCGGATGATCTGGTAGGTGTCGCCCACCGCCGTTGTGATCCTGTCGTTCGGCGTCGGCTCGCGGCTGAGGCCGTTGACCTCGATGATCATGTTCCGGTCGCCGGTAAGGATCTGCTCACCGTCCTGCAGGTTGGTACCGTCCAGGCGGGTGTTGAAGTCGAGGTCGATGCCTTTGACGCTGACGTCGCTTGATGTCTGCGATGTGTCCCAAGGGGTGGCGTTGTCCGCCGTCTGCCCGACCAGCGTCAGGGTCATGGTCTGCCCATACTTTCCCAGCAGCGCCGGAACCCTCTCCGTCGCCAGGGTGGCGTAGTCGAATGTCGCAGACATCAGGCGCGGGCCACTTCAACCACGCTATGACCGCTCTTCAGGATCACCGCGAGCGTGTCGTCAACGCGCGGGTAGGCGGTGCCGCTTGGCGCGCCGTCGTAGTATTCGGTCTGCTCCTCGATGGGGCCGATCTTCGCCGTCTCCCGCTTCACACGGCCGCCACGATCCTGGTCCGGCTGGAGATCACCGACCGCGGCGCGCAGCGCCAGTTCGGCGGTCGCCTTTTTGATGGCCTCCGGGATGGCGGTGGAGGCCAGCTCATAGCCGTAGCGGTCGTAGGCAGAGGAACGTGGCCACTCAAGGGCCTGTGTGGACGATCCCTTGATGCCCGGGAACCGAAGCGCGTAGACCCGGTCCAGATAGGAGGTAGCCTGACGCAGAGCGGCTTCCTTAGCCGCCGTGGCATAGGTCGCCCAGGCCGCATTGCCCATGTTGGCGTGGTAGGTGTCGGCATCTGTTTCGGACAGATAGGAGTCCGCTGAGGCATTGCCTGATCCGGTCTCAATCGTGAGCGTCATCGGCGTCCTCCAGCTGCGAGCGGTCCGTGCTCAAGAGTATTTCCTGGAGCGCCATCGCCAATCGGCCCGCAACCTGTTTGCGGGCCTCGGCGTCGACAGAGACGATCTCATGGACGGCAGTGCCGTCGTCACCGACGATGACAACGGCAAGGCCAATGACGCCGCCATCGTTGACAGCGTCGACAGTCGATGCCGCCAACTCCTCCAAACTCACCATGTGAGAGAGCTCCCGAATAATCTCATTATGGGTACATTATTAGGTTCACGCCGCTGAATCGGGGTTTCGCACCCCGGTCTACGCATCGACGACACCAATTGGTTGTTCAATGATTCGAAACTGGTGACCAAACTACTAAAAAACATACTAATTTTTGTATGCTCACATATCATTTGTGCAGTGTCGCGCACTTTTATTCGCAAGTCAAGGGTTGTATGTTTGTCTTCCAGGCTGCGCGAAACTACGATACAGCGCCAGCAACTCGCGGGAGACGATAGATGATCGATCATGAAATGCGAATCATGGCGGCCGTGCTGTTCCTCCGACACGATATCCAGCAATTCGCCCGAAGCGTGCTGCCGGCGGGGAGAAGGAAGCGGATCAGCAAAGGGGCTTGGAGCATCCGGAAGATAGCGGATCTTTCGAAGGTTTCGGAGGCGCATATCCGCGGAATCGCAAATCCCGACTGGCGGCCCTCTCCTTCATTCATGGTTAAGATCGAACACGGCCTCCGGGGTGAGCCGGGATGGCCGGGCCGGGAAGGTCGGTACATGAGAGACACAACGGACGATAGCGGTTGCGCTGTTCGCCGCGTGAAAGAACAGCTCAGCGAAGCGCAGCAAGCTGATGTCGCAAAGTGTTCTAATTTGGGTACATTCGAGATCGAGCGCCCTGATGTCACTGTCGTTGACGTTTCTATGGCCGATCCGCGACATTTCCGTATCGAGAAGCACTCTCAGAATACGGCAGCAGTTGCAGGCGAGGATCGGACAGGCAGACGACTCAGTCAGTCCAATGCACCTGTGTATGGTCAGGCAGTGATGGACGACTACTTGTGGTGCAAGGCCACAGGCGAGCCGCAGGCGTCAGACGTGTTTTGGTACGCAAAGACAGGTCAATCCCGTTTTTATACACGTCTTCTGATACCGGCCGGCCATCTCGTGTTCTCGGTATTAGAAATTCACAATCCAAGTTCCCTTGGGTCTCTAGAGTACTCGGCCAACATTTGAGCTTTGCTGATTAGATTGAGGTACTCGATGTCGTTCTTCGAAGCGCCGGGGCCCGGGTGATCTTTGAACGCCTGCATGGTGTGAGGGTAGCCATAGCGGCGTATCTGAAACTGTCGGTCGTGTAGGTG